TGTCCCTTCTGTTCACCAGAGGCTTGATCGGTTGTTTGAAGTGGTTTTAAACCTTGCTTATAAACCTCTTGCAACTTTTGGTAAGGCTTAACAGGTTGGCCGTAATAACTCTTTCCTTCCTTGGTAGGCAGCGATGCCCATTCTGGAGACAACGCAGCAACAAACTCAGGCGTCAACCCTTGTTTTTGCAAGTAAGATAGACCGCCAAGTCCCATTGTACGGGACCGCGCTAAGTCAAGAGCAGCAATGTCTTGTTCAACTGGCCCAAAAGAAGTAAGGCCTAATCGTTTCTGTGCGGCGTTCCAGGTTGGTGTGAGGAATTGATAGGCGCCTGCAGCAGTGCTACGGCCTTTCATTACAACATCCGGATGCCGCTTTAGATCGGGCGCCAGGGAGCCACCAAACATGACTCGATAGGAATCTGGACCACCGCGTTCTGTTCCTTCTGCAAAACGAATGGTTCGCAGCAAGGCTTGTCCTTCTGGCGTTTGTCTGAATTGTTCGTAAAATTTACGATCTGCCATCGGACTATTCTCCTACCCAATTTGACTCCGCTTTGAGGCCAGGGGTGAAGACTGCTTGTACTGCAACAACCAGACTTAGTTTGGCGGCAAGGCGTTTAACAAAATTGGGACAAAGGATCATTGGTTTAAAGCAACAACACTGGCCCCCGTGAATCAAAGATTCGTGTCCAGTTGGTTGGTCTTACATGCTAAGCAATGCCAATGAATCAAGATTTTGCTTGATTAAGTAAAGCTTGGAATTTTTTCCGCATCTCAGGGTCGACATCAATACCCTGCGCTCCGTAGGTTTCCGTTGGTGTGATGGATTGTACAGAGGGCAGTCCTTGAGGAGCGTTGACGCCAGGGGGAGGCGTAAAGATAATTTGCTGCGGCAATTGATAGCCAAGACCTTGAGCAGCAGCTTGTCCAGCCAATGCACCTTGAATGGCGTCATATCCTGACTGACCAGGCCTGACTTTAGCTGCAAGCGTTGGATTTGCTTTTGCCCAGAGTGCCATGCCTTGATCACGCACTGCATCCATCTTGGCTTGATCACCAGAAGCAACTGCTGCTGCACGGTCGCGATCGTATTGCGACAATGCAGGATCCTGTGCTACTTGCTGCGCAACTGCTGCTTTCTCTGATTGGTAAGCACGTTCGGCAGCCGGGCTACTAGTTTGTTTAGCAGGAACAAAAGGCGCTACTGAACTAGAAGGATAAACAGAACCAGGGGGCATATATGTAGGGCGGCCGCTATTGATGTCATACTCAACACCGCCTACTGTATATGTGCCATAACTACTGTAGCCCTCGGTAGGCTTAGGTTTAGATATAGCTTGCCCCGGTCTTGGAAGTGCGCCAAAACCTTGAAGCTGTTGTTGCACGTATTGACTGCCGCGCAGCAAAGGGTCCAGGGCTGCACCAGAGAAGCCAGCCATACCAGCTCCAGCCGCAGGGACGATTCCCCGCAAAGACTGTACGTTCCGCACAGAAGGAGATTGGATGACGGATCCACCAAAGCGACTGAAGAATGCAGGTACTTGATTTAGAGGATCAAATCCTACACTACGGGCCGCTTGTGGTACACGTGCCGCAGCTTTTGGTGCTTGTTGAATGACGGATCCACCAAAGCGACTTGCTGCTGCTGGAATCGCGTTCAAGATATTAAGAAGAGACATTAGCGCCAAACCTCATGTAAATAAATGCGAGAACCAACAGCCGTATCGGCGGGCCCTGGCAGCGCCTGAATAAACTCAGCGCCTGAACGCTCGTAACGATAACGAGCCTGGAACGGATCCTTGTAGTTGGGAACGTAAAGGATGCCGGCTAAACGGTTGGTCTCGTAGAGATAAATCTCATCCCAAACCTTGAGAGCTTCTTTGGCGTTGCTAGACCGAATCGTACGGTCAACGTCACCTGCGATGCTTTCTAACCGAGTAGAAGGCGATGTTGCAACTTCTGTTTTCTTTTCAGCCGTATCACAACGACCAATCTGAATAACGATCTTGTCGTAGAAGTATGAATCCGGGACGGTATTCATTGCTTCTTCAAGCCGCGCGAAGTCACCCGCCGGCACGGAAACCGTGAAGTAGCCCAGATGATACCGGACTCTACTCTTGTCAAAATCGCTGAGCTGCACAGCTTACTTCCGTATGTTTTTAATTATAGATGAACTGAATTAACCTAGGTATTCACCAGGGGTGGATGACAGTAGCTGCTGGAACAATAAACCTGTCATGTCGTCTTGCGGCTGCATGAGTTGGCCAATAAAATTACGCTTCAATTGAGTCGATAAACTTTCTTTAGGCTCACCCTTCAGCAAAGAACCCAAAAGATAACCAGACAGCAAACCCTGGAAATCTTTGGGAGATGCTTCTTCTGTGCCTGAAGGCGAACGTTGTCCTTTTGCGATACTTGCTTCGGGTAGCTCACTTAGGTGAAAGGTCTGCAGTTCATACGGACCAGTGCGTAAGCTGGATACGTTACCTGCACCGCCTTTGTTGGCATGAGTAGCTACCGAGCCAGAGCCAAGGAAACGTAGCTGTGTGCCTTCTGGTAAACCATAGTCTTCGCCGCCATGCAGACGCGCATCTCCGTGGACCGGATGCTTGCGCATACCCAGGGGACTGGTAAGCGTTGCAGCCGGATTTAACGCAAAGTTATCCCCTTGCTTGGAATATAAAGTCTGCCAAGATTCTTGGTTTGGCAAACGAAATTGTAAGTATTGTCCAATATCAGATCTTGCTTTAGAAAGGGGGAAGCGTTTCCCGTCTTTTAATACTTCCCAGTGGGCATGAGGGCCTGTTGACGTTCCAGTGGAACCAACGCGTCCTAAATAAAGAGCGGGACCTATTGCCATATCTGTTTTATTTCTAATTCTAAAATAAAAACCCCCGGTTTCCCAGGGGCATGTCTACAGAAGGAGTTAGTTATACACGGATCAAGTCAGCGGCAAAGACTGCGTCCCAATCAACTCTCTTGATCTGTTTAAGCTGTTCGAGATTGTTAAACCTTTCACCCGATAAGGACATCTGAAGATCTTTAATCTCTCGGGCTGTCTTCAATCCAATACCCTTGATATGATCAGAGATCATTTGGGCGGTAGCGGAATTGATATTTAAACGTGTATCCGGAGGAAAGGTACGAGGTTCTTCTTGCGCTGCTTTATCTTTTACCTGAAGAGTCTTCACCTTTTTGGTGGCTTCTTCATCGGGCTCAATCTCAGTTTTGTAAACGGTAAAAAGGCGACCGTCCTGATCCTCGACCATGAACCAATCGCCTTGATCCCATTCGCTTACAACTTTGACGCGAGCGCCAGTTTTTTTGTGCTGATAAAGCATTGTTGCTGTGGCTGACATAAGACCAGTGATTAACTGGTCTTAGTTTAACTCAATCAGCTAACAGTGCGGCCAAGCAGGTAACCATCGATATCTTCGTAGCCAGGAGCTTCATCCGGCTGGATGTAGCACACTTCAACCACGAAGTAACCAGTACGGCCAGCAGATGCATCACCACTGGAGATGTACCAACCACCCGAGGTGGAGGTAGCGGTCTGCGACTCACGTGCCTGGACGGTATAGGTGGTGGCAGCAGTGATCTCCTTGAACACCTTGTTAACGCCCACGCCAGCGGCGCCGGTAGCGGTCAGGAAGGCATTGGCACCATAAGCGGCAGTACCAGCGGTGAAGAAGATTTCACCAGGCTGAGAGCCGGAGGTGGTGGAGGTCAGGTTGGCTTGTGCCACAGCTTCACCAGCGGTGCCGGTCGAAGTCAGACCAGGACCAAAGGTGATCACGTTGCCGGTAGCAGCGTAGATACCGGAAGCAACGCGGCCATCACCCCAACCAGAAGCCACGGACACGGCAGCGCGATACACATAAGCAGGCAGGGTGCTGCTACCAGAGATCACCATGCCGGTGATATCGGTACGGGTGTCGTCATTCCGATAGGGGGAAGGAACGATCACACTGCCGGAAGCAACTGCGCCAGCACCAGAGGTCGTGGTCACAGCCACGTAACCACGCTGCTGGAAGTAGCGATAGCCAGGAACAGCAAGCACCGAAGTGGGGCCGCCCTTGGAGCCATCATTGCTACCGCTGTCGTTGGTATCAATGTTCTTGTACCAACCGTTCAGGGGCTCTGCCCAGTTACCTGGGTAGATTTTTTTAGCGGACAAATAGGTCATTTATCTTTTCCTATGTTGTGTGTTTATGGTTAATTATCAAACAGTGCCGTCATCGGACACGAAGCTGAACGCGGTGGTAACGAAGTCCTTGTTCAGGATCTCGAAGCCGGCGTACAGTTGCCAGATCAGGATGATGAAGCGGCTGAAGTCATCGTTGTTGTTGATGAGCACCTGGGCGTTAGGACCGCCGATACCCACACCGATAGACTGAGGACCGAAGAAGTAACCCTGGGCAACTTCTTGAGAAGAGTAGTTGTTGCCAGTGCCATAGTCGAAGGAGGCAGTGACGTTCTTGGTCGGGAAGTTGGTCGACTCGAAGAACTTCACACCTTCAAACTGAACGCCGGTCGGCATCACAGGCTCACCAGCCAGGAAGTAACCCTGACCAGCTTGGGGGCCCATGTAGAAGCTGGCGTTGTTAGGCATCATGGGGTTGCCCATGTACATGCCTTGGCCAGGATTACCAGCGTAGCGAGCGATCTCACGGAAGTCGCTGTCACGACGCAGGTGCATCATGAAGGTAGGATCGCAAATGCAGCGATACAGACCATCAGCGAAGGTGGGGACGTTACGCTTGCGCAGGTCCTTAACAATGGTCAGCAGGTCGGTCTTCACCTGGAACTGCTGCACTTCGTTGCCGTATTCAGTGGCGGTGTAGCCAATACGACCGGAAGAATCTTTGGTCTTACCACCAGCGAAGTAGTAACCGCCTTGGGTGGTAGAAGCAGCACCATTGGCTTCGGCTTTGGCGAGTTCATCGAGGAACACGCGATCACGCCAACGGCGATAGTCATCAAGCAGCGTCAGGCTACCGATGGACTGGTGGAACATGTTGAGGTTACCGGTGTCCAGCAGCAGACGCTGGGCGGTAATCAGGGTTTCACGCGCAATCTTGAAGGTCGAAGGCTGAGTCGGATCGCCCGGATCTGCAGGACCAGTGTATTCCTTAAGCACCACCAGGACTTTCTCCTTGGTGATGTTACGGCTGTTAGCGGTACCGATGGTTTGATCGGCAATACGCTCACGGCTGTCCTTTGTACCAGGGGTACCCCAGAACTTATAGCGGTCTAACTGAACAGTCTGACCGGGCTGACGGGTGAAGTCATGGACCACCACGGGCTCCACTGCCATTTCAGCAATGTAAGCAGGGTGAGGACGGTAAAGTTCCGCACCCAGAATCTTTGGAAAGTCGTTATCAATGAACACTTTGTTTTATCCTCCAGTGTCGCAGGAAGTGTTTTATCGGGCGAAAGATTCAGACATTGATATGTCTTATCTAACACAAATTTTAGCAGTCCGTAATTTATTTATTTATTTATTACACGTACTGCATAGTTGTCATCCCAAGACCACGGGGGTTTTGAGATGTATAGGCCTCAGGGTCAACAACTTGTTGCTGGAAACCAGGTAATCCCATAGCACCAGGGATGGCGCCAAGTGCTACACCACCGAGACCAGCGGTAAGAGCGGCGGCGGGTACTAAACCAGCGGCAGCAACTTTGCCAGCGCCTCGCGTAAATACTTGCTCAGAAGGAATTGGTAAACCAATAGATTTATCAGCTAAACCAAGAAGTGCAGCTTCTCGCCGCGAACCTTCAGGCATTTTTATAGCACCTTTGATAAGCTCTTCTTCGGCCGCAACTTTGCCTTTTTTAGCGGCTGTAAGTAATCCGGGTGCATATTTACCAGCAAGTTGACGAGCACCTAATAAGCCACCCGCCGCGCCGAGGCCACCTGCACCTGCGGCAAGTGCAGCAGAGCCTGGATCTTCACCTTGAGAAAGGGCGTACCCACCAACGCCTAAAGCAGCGGCGGCAGGTACACCGTATTTAAGAGCGGGACGCATGGCCTCACTCCATCACAAACAGTTTGTTTGCAACAACTTGAGGCTGAGCCTGGTTCAGGATACGCCAGGCTTGGCTAGGATCCACATCCATTTGCTGCTTGAAGGAACCCCAGAAGTTCTCAGGCTGCTGAGGAGCGGCGGCTGCGGGAGGAGCAGGGAACTGACCAAAAGTATCCATGACAGGAGCAGTGGGATAACCACGGGTCTCCAGTTGGGACTCATCCTCGTACACGGGGTACGGACCTTCGGGACCAAAGAACTTAAGCGTGTAATCGCTCAGGACGTCGGGATTGGTCAGGATCTCGTTGTATGCCAGGTTTTCCTGGTGCTCATTCACAGAGAATTCTGCATAACGCTGCAGAACTTCCTGAGCCTGGGTACCCCAAGCAACAGCGCTATCCAGCATCCCTTCCAGTTGAAGGGCGTAATTATTTAGAATTGCGGGAGCTTCGACCCCGTACGCGTTTACCACGTGGCGGGTTTCCGGACTCCACTGGAGCAGATCCGCTACGTCCTCCAAGGATTGAATCGAGGAGGTTTGGGAAGAGCTGGGCGAGTAAGCCTGGTTGGGTGACCAGGTCTGCTGAGCCGATTGTTGAGTAGCTGGGTTGCTGTACTGCTGGCCGTAATTGGCTGGAGCGTATTGAGTCGTCTGAGACGGTTGAGCCTGGAACGGGGATTGAACTGGTGCGCTCAGCAGATTCACCACCTTGTTGAACGCCGATTCCCATGGGTTGCTGCTCGGAGCTTCCGGTTGGGATTGGGGGGCGTACTGCGTAGGGGCTGATTGGTAACTGGGGGCCGCCTGAGGCACCGCTTGGGGGTAGCTGGTACCCACCTGATACTGGACTGGAGCTGCCACTGGAGCCTGGGCCGCTGGTGCTGCCTGGTAACTGGGCACCACGTAGCTGCTTGGAGCCACCGCTGCCGGAGTCGGGCTCGTCTGTGGGATCGATTGGACGGTAGCGTCCTGCATAACTCATCTCCTTTTGTAGAGCTTCTAAGGTTCGATACAGATATGGCGTTAAATCCAA